TATCTTCTTCTGCTAAATCAAGTGTACAGCCTTTTACTTTAGAAACATTAGGAAAAGGTACTTCATTTAATAGTGCCCAAGAAGGTATTGAAAAAATATCACTATTAAAACCAGCGGGCACCGCCCTATCATCGTCTTTCTTCCATACCACAGCCCATTCAGGTAGACTTATAACTATAACTAATGGAGTAGGACAACAATTCTTTTTAGCTTTTACAGGTTCTAATGCAGTTGGTCAAACAGTTGATCCTACTGATGCTACAGGAAGTGGTACTTTTGTTGGAGTAGATATAACTGCAAATGCTCTTGGAGTAAGATTAGATGGTATAGTAGGAGTACTTACGGCTTCAACTGCTCTTACGGGAGCGTTTGATAGTATACCTTTAGTAGAATTTGATCCTGTAAATAGTACTTTATCAAGCGGTATAGTAGCATATAAATCTACAGTAGATGCCGTTAGTGCAAACTTAGATGTAAGAACCGAAATCTCTTCTGCTATTGCTTCTGATACTGCTTCAGTTACTGCTACTCAAGAAGGTGGTGAGTTTAATAATGGTGGATTAAGAGGGGGAGACGTAGATAACTTAAGATGGGAAATATCTAACGTAAATAACGCAGCAGGTACATTTGCTGTTATAATTCGAAGAGGGGACGATACTAGATCTCGTCCTATAGTATTAGAAACATTTACTAATGTCTCTTTAGATCCATTATCAACTAACTACATTGCAAGAGCAATAGGAGACCAACAGCAAGTAGTAAATTCAACTAGTGATGGCATAGAAGTAGAGGGTGAATTTCCAAACAATTCAGAATTTGTTAGAGTATCATCTGTTGATGGCACTACTTATCAATATCTTAAAAACGATGGCAGTGTAGGTACTGACGGTGCTTCCACATCATATTCAGCCTCTTTACCAATAGCGTCTAGTGGTTCGTTCTTTGGTGCAACAGGAAATAACATTCCAACGCATACAGCTGGAAATTATGGTAAAGACGCGGGAAATGGTGCTACAGATACTGGAGTTAATAATATCCAAGGACTAAAATTAGCTGATTATACTACGGCAATTACAATATTAAAGAATAAAGAAGAATTTAAATTCAAAACCTTAGTAGTACCCGGACTTAATAATCAACACCATTCAACTACGTTAAATACAATAGTAGAAAACACTGAAGTTCGTGGTGATAATTTCTTTATATTGGATTTAGTACCTTATAATTCAACTAGAACAACTGTTACTAACCAAGCTGAAAGCTTAGATACTTCATTTGCAGGTTCTTACTGGCCCTGGACACAAGTTAGAAGCCAAGAATTAGGAAGAAATGTAGACTGCCCCGCTTCAGTTGTAATACCTGGTGTTTATGCTAAAAGTGATAGCTTGGCTGCCCCATGGTTTGCACCAGCGGGTAATACTCGAGGTAGAGTAACTAATGTAGTAAAAGTTGAAACTAAGTTAAATAAAGAACAAAGAGACGATCTTTATTCTTCAAAAGTTAACCCGTTAGCAACTTTTGCGGGACAAGGAATTATAGTATTCGGACAAAAAACATTACAACAAGCTACTAGTGCCTTAGATAGGATTAATGTAAGACGTTTACTTCTAGATATTAAAGACACTGTTAATGGCTTTGCAAGAAAATTAGTATTTGAACAAAACACCGATGCAACCAGAAGTAGGTTTACAAGACAAGTTACACCTTATTTAGAAAGTTTAGTACAACGTCAAGGATTATTTGCCTTCCAAGTTAAAATAGATGGTCAATTAAATACAAGTGATGTTATAGATGAGAATAAATTAATAGGCCAAATATTTATACAACCCACTAGAACTGCTGAATTTATAGTACTTGACTTTACTTTAACACCTACAGGGGCAAGTTTCACGGATTAACTTTATATTTATTGACAACACACATTAACTATTAAAAAAAATGGCAACAGAAACAATATTATCACCTGGGGTATTATTACAAGAAACAGATAATACTTTAGTTTTTCCTGGAATTGATCCTTCAGGAATGGCTATTATTGGACCCACAGCTAGAGGTCCTGTAGAAATACCTACCCAGGTAACTAATTACCAACAATTCAAAAGAATATTTGGTACTACGATTAGATCAGGATCACAGGCATATGAACTCTTTACAAACTTATCAGTAAAAAACTATTTTAATAATGGAGGAAGTTCAGCCTTAATAGTAAGAGTAGTATCAGGTTCTACTAGTTGGGGAGCTGCATCTAATACTCACATATCATCCTCAGATGCCTTAACGGGGGTTAATACACAACCATTTACTTTAGAAACCTTAGGTAAGGGAGCCGATTTTAATAGCTCAGCAGGTACTGATGGAACAGATTTAGTAGAAACCCAAAATGCTAATGGTAGTTTAGTTAATGGTACAAAAGATAATTTAAGATTTGAAGTCTCAAATATTAATAATGCAGCAGGTACATTTACTCTAATCATCAGAAGAGGTGATGACACTAGATCTAACCCAATTGTACTTGAATCATTTACTAATGTCTCTTTAGATCCATTATCAACTAACTACATTGCAAGAGCAGTAGGAGACCAAGTACAAAGTGTAAATACTGATGGAGATGCCATTGATGTTGAGGGTGAATTCCCGAACAATTCAGAATTTGTAAGAGTAAAAGCAGTAAATTTACCAACTTATAAATATCTAAATAATGATGGTAGTGTAGGTACAGATGCTGCTAGTATATCTTATTCAGCTTCTTTACCTATCGCTTTAAGTGGTTCATTCTTTGGAGGAACAGGAAACAATTATCCTGCTACTACTTTTGGTAGATATGGATCTTCTTCAGGAGCTGAAGCTGATGCAGAAGGAACAATCCAAGGATTACAAACATCTGATTACACAACAGCTATTACATTACTTAAAAATAAAGAAGAATTTAAATTCAAAACCTTAGTAGTACCTGGATTAAATAAATCAAATCACGGAACTACTTTAGATTCTATAATAGAAAACACTGAAGTAAGAGGAGATAATATTTTTGTTTTAGATTTAGTTCCCTATGGTAGTACAAGAACTACTGTTAAGAATAACGCAGAATCATTAGACACTTCATTTGCAGCAGCTTACTGGCCTTGGGCTCAAGTAAGAAGTTCAGGATTAAATAAAAACGTATGGGCTCCTGCCTCTACTATTATACCTGGTGTTTATGCACAAAATGATAGTTTAGCTGCACCTTGGTTTGCACCTGCAGGTTTAACTAGAGGGGGATTAAGAAATGTTCCTAAAGTTGAAACTAAACTAAGTAAAGAACAAAGAGATGAACTTTACACTTCAAAAGTTAATCCATTAGCCACATTCCCAGGACAGGGTGTAGTTGTATTTGGACAAAAAACATTACAACAAGCTACTAGTGCCTTAGATAGAGTTAATGTAAGACGTCTATTGTTAGACGTTAAAGATACTATAAACGGTTTTGCCCAAAATATAGTATTTGAACAAAATACAGATGCAACTAGAAGTAGATTTATAAGAAGAGCAACTCCATATTTAGAAAGTTTAGTACAACGCCAAGGATTATTTGCCTTCCAAGTTAAAATGGATGGTCAGTTAAATACCTCAGAAGTAATTGATGAAAATAAATTAGTAGGTCAGGTGTTCTTACAACCCACTAGAACTGCCGAGTTTATAGTACTTGACTTTACTTTAACACCTACTGGAGCATCTTTTGAAGACTAATATATGTATAATCAACAATAAAAACAACACATAAAATGGCAATTTTAAAGAATGATGATTTAGGTAACATAGGTACGTTTTATAAAACGTATGAACCTAAAACAAAGAATAGATTCTATTTCGACATAGAAGGAGTACCAGCGTACTTAGTAAAAAAAGCGGATAGACCCAAACCACAATTTGAAGAAATTGTATTGGACCATATTAACATTAAAAGAAAGTTAAAAGGTAAAGTTAACTGGCAAGATATTACATGTGAATTATATGATCCAGTTAACCCCTCAGGTGCCCAATCAGTAATGAATTGGTTTAGATTACACCATGAAGCCGTAACAGGTAGAGATGGTTACCAGGATTTTTATAAAAAAGATGTTAAATTCCGTTCATTAGGTCCTGTTGGTGATATTGTTGAAGAATGGGAATGTAAAGGTACTTTTATTAAAGATATAAACTTCCAAGACGCTGATTGGTCTAATGCAAATACTGCTCAAACTATCGCTATGACCTTAGCAATGGATTACTGCATATTAAGATTCTAATTGCCTAGAATATATAAAGAAAGAGGCGCCTTTGGCGCCTCTTCTTATTTATTCATATATGTATATGCAACAAAAATGTTATAATAATGGCAGATAAAAAGCTACAAACCGAAAAGGTTAGCCTACCTTCAAAAGGGCTACTATATTCAGACGATTCTCCATTAAGAGATGGTA